ACTCAACTAATTGTTTGAATGCGTCCAACATATATTTCTCCTCGGGCTTATTTTAGACCTTTAATAATTTGAAGGAGACTTTCCTTCAAATATTTCTGGGCCTTTGGATCTTCTTTTACTTCTCTAGCAACATTAAAAGCACGGTTTCCGCCTCGTGTGTTCATGAGATGCTCATAAACTGGAGTTGGATACGCACCCGGTGCGCTAGGTTGTGCAACTACATCAACTGTGATAATCTCAAAATCGGAAACTCGACCGCTCATGTCATCAACGTTACCGCTGCCTCGTGAGCTGACGCCTAGTTTTACACCGCTTTCAAGCATAGTACGAATTAAGTTACCCATTGGCGTAGGCAAAATTTTCATCTTGCCATATCCATTAGGACCCTCCATCCACATCTGAGTAATCATATGGGATACACGGTCCAAATTCACTTTTAGATCATCTGGATGGTCTACTTCACCTAATACAGAGTATCCACTTTGTAATTGCTCATTCAGTGTTTTCACTGCACGTTCAATTTCATCTACTGGGTAGACTCGTTGATTTGCATTGCGAATACCACCTTGGATGGCAATACCTTTTAGGTAAAGGCTTTTGCCGTCCTTATCATCCGACTCCATTACAATACCGGATTGATCAAAACTTAGGTGTTCTCTTAGATAAGTTACTTTCATCCTATTTCTCTAATTACAGTTTCTTCAAGAATGTAGGAACTTTAGCAACGCTAGTTTGACCAGCTTTGTCACCTGTACCAGAACCTACTGGACCTGGACCAGAACCTTTCTTCTCAGCACCGTGTCCGCCAGCAACTTTAGCTAGGTTTTTAACGCCCATCTTGCCACCAGGAACATTACCGTTACCTGTGCTCATGTCTTTAGCTGCACTTAGGAAACCGCCTGCTTTACCAGCTGGGCTTGTTCCTGTTGGTGAACCGCCTTCATGCGCAGTTTTTGCAATGTTACCAGCAGTAGCGCCAGTTGTTGGCTTACCTTTGCCAGAGCTTACTGGACTACGACCTTCAACTGGAGAACCATCTTTTTCACCAGAACCAGAACCTACGTACTGCCCTTGTGTCTTTTGGCTACCAGATTTATCCCAGTCGTTACCGACTTTCTCAACGTATTCACGTGTCATGCGACGACCTTCAAATGCTGGTTGACCCATCATTTCGTCTTCCCCTTCTTCGTCGTCCATTCCCATTTCTTCTTCGTCACCAAAACCGTGTTCTTCTTCACCGCCTTGTGCTTGCTCTAGTTCTGCAAAAGCAGCTTCTAATTCAGCAATAGCATTCTTGATGTCAAAGATTGCTTGGTCTTCTTGACCTTCAGGACCTTCTTCGTCGTCCATTTCCATTTCATCATCGCCGGCACCAACTTCGGCACCAAGCTCGTCAGTAGCATCGCCTTCGGCTCCACCACCAAAACCATCATCGGATTCCATTGAATAAGAATCTTCTAGTTCAACGGATTCGTCCATTTCTTCATCATCAGCAGATTCGTCCATTTCTTCGTCTTCGGCAGACTCGTCCATTTCTTCATCTTCTGCTTCTTCAGCGATTAAATTTTCATAAATTTCTCTAGACTTCTCAACAACGATAGCATGGAAAAGCTCACTAGCTTTTTCACTTTCTTCGTTAACGATAAGATCTAATAGTTGTTCAAACTTTGTAGACATTGCGTGTATTCTCCTTAATTAGATATGCGCGGCACGGCTGTATTGTGTGTATATTTAAACTTATTTAAATAATCACACACAGAATAGGCCAAAACGAGTCAATATTGATCGTTTTTGACGTTTTTTTGATTTTTTACATTGCTGCTTGGGCTTCCGGAGGAGGCGCAGCATACATTTTTCTTACTAATCCCAATTCTTCTTTTTTCTCCTGCTCTCTAGCATCGCCCGCTTTACGGAGATCATTTAACATACGTAGTGTTAGTCTAGTCTTACGAAGATCTTTAGATTTTAATCTACTGGTATCATTGTCAGAATTGTATCGCAGATCATCTGTCTGCTCTGCTTGCTGACCATCAAAGTAAATGAACTCGTTTAATAACATATAGATATTTATGCTGCTGGCGCAGATTCTGGAGGTGCTGCCCCCACACCTGCAGGACTTTCTGCATTAGGATCTTCTGGAGGAGGTTCAGCTGTAGCATTGTTCAATGAAGAAATATCTCCGCCCATAGCATTTGCAGTAATGCCAACACTTCTAAGTTCTGCACTTGCTGGCAATGTAGCATCATCGTCAACGTTTTCTTCACGCCATAATGTTTCGTTTTCTGCCATTTCTTCTGCACTTAAACCTAAGAAACGTTTCAATGCAAATCGTTTGCTAATCTGAGGGATAGCTATCATGGTGCCAAATGTTCCAACACGAGCAGTATCCATTTCTGCTTGTCGATATGCTGCAAAGTTTTGTGGAGGATTAAACTTAACTTCAAAGATATTACTATCTACGTTAATACCTTTGTTATGTAGATACAGTTTAAACTCTGTATCAAACTGTTCATTCATTAGAGACTGAAGTCGTTCGCAGTATTTGTTGAATCGTAGTTCTTGTATATAAGCTGTTCCGACTCGTCCGTCATTGAAGCTGCTGCCGCCATCGTCCGCGCCAGTAGGTAAGTAACTACTAGGAATCCGCAACGCTCTAAACAACTTGTTAGTAAAGTACCTAAGGTCATCAATTTCTCCTAAGTTAGTACCACCCGGCAATACTTCAACTTTACTTCCACGACCTTCAGCAGTCTGCGGAAAGAAGTAATCTTCATTGGTACTTAATGGATTATAACTAGAATCTACTACACTCGAACCGCCACCTGTGCTACTGGGAATTCGACGTTGATTAACTTCATTTTTAACACGCTCAACAAATCCCATAGCCAAGTGACTTGGCATATTACCTACATCAATATAAAACACACGACGTTCTGGCGCACGTTGTATACGGTAGATTAAGATCGCATCTTCTAACAATTCTTTTTGTTTATATACTTTAAACACGCTTTCCAATAGGCTTGTCCCAAATGGAAAGTTGTTATCCATACCTTCACTCATGCTGATATGAATTACATGACGTGCATCAATAGCGTATTGATTTTCGCTTCGTGTAAATCTACTGCCTGCAATATTGCTAGGATATGCTCCGGTCATTCCCCTACTGCCACCAGCACCGCCCTGACCTGTATTGTAACCACCACCTGCATATTGACTGCCGCCGCCTCCTGTAACATTACTAGGATTAATTGCAGTAGTTGCTAGTGTTTCTAAGTTGGGATTAAAGTCACGAATCATGTATTGTTCAGGTTTTTTACCTTCTGACTCATTGACAATAATACGGTCTACTTTGTTAGGATCAATGTACATCCATGATTGCGTTTCTGGATCTCTAACAAAAAATGTATCACCATATTTGAAACTGTTACGAACAATTTTAAAGATTCTAGTTTGAAATTTGTTTAGTTTAGACCACTGTTGCATATACTTGCGAATGATCTTAATCTCAGTAGGAGTAGCTTGTTCTTTGAAGAATACTCTAAAAGGAGTGCCATTTTCTTCGTTTGATTGACTGCAAAATTCTGCCAAAATATCTAATGCAGCATTAACTTCACTATCCGAATCCATAGTATCGTATTGACCATAACGTTCTAAACGATTAGGATGGCCAGAATACACATCAGGCAAATAACTCGAATAATTTCTATGAGAGGGACTGGCGTGGGATCCTCCTTGATTACCGCTAACGGGGCTCAACGTACCTGTTGCGTTAACCGGAGTAAAATACTTTTTCCATGCCATTATATGTTTTCCTTAAAATTTAAACATGTCGCCGCCTAAAGATTTAGTAGCATCCACTGTTCTACGAGTGTATTCTGCGGTTTCTTTGAGGTATTTCAACATCTCTACTGTTTGTTTATTTAATGTTTGCAGCTCAGTTCGCAAAGTTTCTAAGTGTGATAATGGTAGGATAGCCTCTGGTCCTGCTTCACCTGCTTGAATAGTAGTTGGTTTGGTAACAATACCTCCTGACGCCATTTTTGGAGTACCAAATAGTACATCTTTATTTTGATAAGCACCGTATGCACCGCCCAATAAACCACCAATTGCGCCCCCTATTGCTGTACCAATACCAGGAATAATACTACCAATCATTGCACCTGTGCTGGCACCACTTAATGCAGAGGATCCAATGTCCAATCCTGCGCTTGTTTTAGTCATTCCGTTTTCTTTAGCATAATCACTAGCAGCACCTAAAGCAAGTCCGCCCACAATACCGCCGAGACCACCTTTTAGTGATCCTGCCAGCTTGCCGCCCAGCCTGCCCAGCCTTTTTCCAATACCCGAACCCCCTAATCCGCCAGCACCGCCGCCGCCGGTTGGAATTTGTCCAGCAGCTTGCCGAGCACTTTTTAACTTTTGAAATGCTAGCCAGGCTATACCGGCAGCAATTAAAGATTGTACAATACCGTTTAATTTTTCAAACTGTGCCATGACCGCACTAATAATTTTAGCAACAGGATTCATTACAGCAGTTAAAAACTTGATAGCAGGCATTAAAATACTTAATATCGATTGGCCCAATTCTTGCATGGCTTTTTGATTTTCAACTGCGGACTTGGCTTCAGACGCTTGACGTTTTTTTTGTTCTTCAGTAACTGTCTTCATTTGATTTTCAGCATCTGCCGCAGTTTTAATGCCTTGTTGTTTGTTTATATTATCTTGCTTTTGTAGAGCAGACGCCATCTGTGCATCAGGTCCCGACATCATAGAGAGCGCACTTAATAATCCTTTTCCTAAATTTGCTGTATCTTTACTAGCGCCCGCTTGAGCAGCAGCTCTTCCTTTCTCAACGTCTTTCATAGACTTACTAGTATCACCAACTGCATCGCCCATTTGTTTAATACCATTTGCAACATTAGGACCTAATGCTTGTAATTTTTGTGCAGCTTCGGTCATAGGAGGCAAACCTAATAATTGAGATTTTAATAAATCAGCACCAGCTTTGCCTCCTGTAGCTAATGCATTTTGCATAGCTAATGTGGCTTTCTTTTTACCTTCTTCATCTAACCCTTGTAAATATGCTTCATATGCAGCATTGTCACTGGCTGCTTTTAATTGCTTTTCTTGTTCTTCTCTGCTTTTACCTGTAATTGCAGCCAGAGCATCTTGCTGTGTTAAGTAAGCGCTTGCGCCTTCTGTTAATTTTGCAGTATTCTGCATTTCTTGTTTATTTCTACCGCCTGTAACTGAAAGATATCCAGCAAGTCCTTCATTGACCTGTTCAGTTGTATATCCCAATGCTCTGAGGTTATCTCCAGCTTCACTTTTTAAAAGAGAATTACTAAGTCCGGTAAATGCCCGAGCACCTTGGTCAACAGTTCCACCTAATTTAGCAAATGTTTCACCGTTACGTTTCATTAGACCAGTAAACTGCTCTAAAGTCATATAGGTGCTGGCCGCCGCAGTTCTCATGTCGGTCAAGCTGCCGCCAAAACTAACACCAGCGTCTGTAATCTTTTGATAAGCCCCTAAGTTTTCTTCTTGAAATCTTGCAACTTTTGCAAATCCGCTTGCAACTAAACCAGCAGCTCCGGGCAATTTTGAAAAAGCATCAAATAAATCACTGCTCTTGTCAGACCCATTGAGTAACTTGCCAGTAAGGTCCGCCATGCCTGATGCCAGTGCGGAAAATGTCTTTTTAAGATTGTCTGCTTTTTCAGCAAGATCTTTTTGGGCTTTAGCGGCAGCAGCTACAGCGGCGGTATTAACACCTGCGGCGCTGGCAGCGGAAGCAGTTGCACTAGCCGCGCCTGTTCCTCCCTGCTTCTGGACCGCCGCTAAGAGTTGTTTTAATGTAGCTTCCGTGGCTGCATTATTCAGTTCTACAAATTCGTTGCCTATTGATCCGGTGACGTCTGCCATTGTTTTTTACTGGTTATCTGCGTAGATAAATATTGTATTCATTTAGCATCATTTATTTATCGGAGATACAACCCATGTTAACCAACGTTCCACCTATGCAACAACCAAACCCGTTAGCATCGTTTATGAGACAACCAAAGATTTACATTAGATTGCCTAGCAATGGTGCTTACTGGCCTGCAGGTTCTATTGTTCTTACAGAAACTGGAGAATATCCAGTGTACTCAATGACTGCTAAAGATGAGTTAATGCTTAAAGTTCCCGACGCTGTTATGAATGGCCAGGCTGTGGTAGATGTTATTCAACATTGTATTCCAAACATTAAAAATGCGTGGCAGATGCCTAATATTGATTTAGATGTTGCCCTTATTGCCATTAGACTAGCAACCTACGGTGAAAAAATGACAACACCCATTACATTCGGTGACGACATTGAATTAGAATATACAGTTGACTTAAGAAATGTTATGGATTCTCTGCTGGCATCTATTACGTGGGATCCTGTTGTACAAGTTAGTGATGATCTAACTGTATTTGTGCGTCCCATGACTTATAAACAGATCAGCGAAAGTGCGTTAAAAACTTTTGAAACTCAAAAGATTATGCAAGTGGTAAACAATGATAAACTCGAAGAAAGTGAAAAATTAAAATTGTTTAAGGAAAGTTTTGGTAAACTAACTGATATTACCCTTGGCACAGTACAAGCAAGTATTTTTAGGATTGATTCCAGCGAAGGTAGCACTGATAATCAAAAATTTATTGCTGAGTTCATTGAAAACGTTGATAACAGTATCTTTAATAAAATTCAAGAACATTTAGATCGGTTAAGAGAACTTAATACTATTAAACCTATCATTGTCAATGTTACAGACGAAATGCGAGAAAAAGGATTTACCGGTGAAACTATTGAAGTACCGATGATATTTGATCCTTCAACTTTTTTCGTGTAAGGCTTTTGTATCTTGATAACGACGGTATTGACCGTGTTGTTAAAGAATACGAAAAAGATACAAAAGCCATAAGAGAAGAATTATTTAGACTTTGTTGGTTTATGAGAGGAGGCCTCTCATTTACTGAAGCATTTTTGTTAAGTCCCGAAGATCGAGAAATTGTTGCAAAGATTATCGAAAGCAATCTTACAGCAACTAAAGAAACCCAAATGCCGTTCTTTTAAAGATCAATACCCAAGAAGTTACTATAAAAACTTTCATTGGTGCCAGTTGCTAATCTTGCTTGATCAGCTTTGATAGACCGAGCATTACGTTTTCTAATAGCATTCGGAGTTTGACTAACTTGTCCTGCTACTTTTCCTCCTGTACGAGTTGGTGTAGTTGCAGTCGGTGCCACAGTTTGTTGACTAGTATTAGATGGTCCTGGAGGAGTAGTTGTGTTTAATTGTCCTGCCATTTGACCAAATGCATTTGCGCCAGCCGGTGCCGGTGTTCCACTTGACGGTGTTTGATTAACATTATTAGGACTTGCAGTATGTACTTGACCAGTTGCGGTTTGTTGAGTAGTTCCACCTGTGCTAGATGTTTCTGGAGGAGCTTTTGCTCTTAATTGTCCTGCCATTTGACCAAATGCATTTGCACCAGCCGGTGCTGGTGCCGGAGTTGGTGCCGGAGTTGGTTCTGCGGCTTGCCGTTCAATCTCATCTGCTTGTTGAGTAAGTTCAGCAGCTTGTTGACGCAATTTCTTAGGATCAGGTCCTTCAGGTGCTGGCGCAGTTGGTGCATTACCCGGAGTAGTTCTTGCTGCTGCTGGAGCAACATATGGTTGACCTGTCCCACCTGTTGATGCAGTTGCTCCGGGAGTCTCAGCACCAGTTGTTGCAGGATCATTTGTATAAGTTCCAGCAGGATCTTTTGGATCCCATACTGCTTTTGCATCTTTGTATCCCTGTTTAGCATCTCTCCATGCTGCACCAGTAGCCCCAGCTATATGCCCAGCTGCCTTACCTAAAAAAGAGCCAACGCCTTCATCGATGTCTTGCTGTTCTGAGATTAATTCATTTATACGCATAATAGGAAAACCTTTGATTATTAAAAGTTATTTATATCGAAAAATGAGCTAACGCTCATTTGCTCTTTCGTTCGCACTCAGAGCAATTGATTACATCGTTAACGAATTAATATTATCTAGATTAATCGGTCACACTTAGCCCAGACTAGGGCTAAGAAAAAACTGGGCATTATCTGAGTAGCACAGTCACACAGCGTTAGAACTACAAGCATTGCTGCTATCACAGGCGGTTGACCGATACCTGTTCATTCTGTCTTATTCAACGGCGGC